TTTAAGCTTGCAGCAACACTGATAATGCAATGCTGGCAGCTAAATCAGGCCGTCGCTTTGATAGCTATACTATCTTTCTGGCAACCGTTTCCTGCGTGACCAGTTCACCGCTGGCGACCAGCTGTCATACGGCCTTCCCCATTGCCATGCATGCTGTCTGACACACCTGTTCCTCAAATTCCCTTTTTATGCTTCATCTCTTGCCTAAAGAAGCAGAATCTAAACCATTCAGCTGTACCTTAAATCCAGTGGTCTCGATTATGGAGCACGCCTTCCAGATTCCCGCTGTCTTTTCAGTGAAGAGCCTGGACGTTAGTCGAGCTACGAACAAAGCTGCCGTCGCTTCACTTAAAATCCATTCTACGACATCCCACGATGACCTGTATTACTACACTTAACCCACTTTTGCATGCTCCGCAATTAACCCGGCAGCTCCGGCAAAATGAAGTGTAACAGTCTGAAAACGCATGCTTAATTTTCACTTTTCTGAATTGTACCTGACTGAAAATGGCCTCCTCTAAACGGTTGTGCATGCCGAATCATGCATCCCACTTTTAAGCAGGAGTTCAGATGTTATTCAGAAAAGCGTCCATGGCTTTGCTGGCCACCACAATTTTGTGTACCAATGCGATGGCTGAGGATACGGATGTAAGGCCTACCATGTCTTTTGGTTACCAGCGTGGCCATATTAAAGATTTTGGTGAAATTCAGGGCGGAAACTTCAGGTTTCAGTATGAGACATCATCACCGTGGGGTTTCATGGGATCTGTATCGGTGATGAAGAAGAACTGGCAGGATGCTGATACTGAGTGCAGAAGGAGTAATGCACAATGCAAAGAGGATTATAATGCAAAACATCGGTTAGACAGACAGGCAGAATATTACTCTGCTCTGATCGGCCCGACCTATCGCATCTCAGAGAAACTCAGCGTCTTTGCCTTAGGGGGGATTTCGCATACGAAAGTAGATAATCCATTAATCTTCGATGATCATAACAACTCTCAGATGAAAAATGGTTCCACTTCATCCAACCAGTTTGCATACAGCACAGGGCTGACATTTGATGCAACCGAAAATCTGGCACTAACTGTGGGCTTTGAAGGATCTCAGGCCGCGTTTGCATCAAAAAAACATAAGATGACCAGTGTCTTTGTCAATGCGGGATATCGCTTTTAAGTATTAATTCAGTGGCTCGTTCCGGACGAGCCACTTTCAACTATTGCCTGGTGCTGCTGGCCAGTCTATTTTTTTCATTACACTTGCATTCAGCCTGTATACTTCAGCTAAATGTTTTTTCCAAGCGTCGAGTTTCTGTTTCTCTTCTTCATTTAGTCCGTATACATCCTGCACTACCGCCAGCATGCGTATTTCGGTATCGGCTTTTTCCAGCAGCGCATTCTTTATTGCCTGATTATCCTCAATAGTGCTGTATTCCTGTTCAGGGATATCCGTCCAGACGGGCATTCCTTCCTTGCCAGACCCACGCTGTTTCCCTTCTGGGGGGGTACCGGTAAACTGTTGCCAGACTTCATCAGAAACAGGAATAATATCCTCCTGCCAGATACCGTTTCCTCTGTAAGCGGCCTCCTCATCCAGAAAATAAAAGGCATTACTTTTTGCACTGAAACCCATCTGCATAATCAATACCCCATAGCCAGCCAGTAGAATGCGGGTTCACCATTGCCGGCGTGCAGGGTAAAGTTTAATTGATTAACATCTGATATAAATGAATTGTCTTTACTCATTTTATGTCTGCCACATTGCGTAATTAATACGAGGGAACAGTAGTTGGGAAAAGCTGCCGGGTAATTAATTTCGCCTTTGCTTGTTTCATGCAGTCCTCCCTGAATAACGAGCTTACTGACCGGATCTTTCCAGATGAAAGGGAAGCCTTTTGTCTTATGAACAAATGATGCTGAACGGCCTGCCAGCCATGAATGCAGACTTCCGCCGCTCCATGCTTCTCCAGCAATATCGCCTTTAGTAGTGACTTCTGCTTTCCCAATCTTCAATGGCATGTCGGTGCTCAGTGAGCCTTCAACGTTTAACGGACCTTTTACTTCCCCGCCGCTTACGGGAATATAGCGGCGATCAAGATCACCCCAGTCAATATGCTGCTGGTTATTACACAGGACCCAGGCATTCAGGGTCGCATTCCACTCAACTTCATTTTGCTGGCAGCTGCTGAGGGTACCCTTCCTGAGCTCTCTGGCGTCATCGTCTAAGACCGGACAGGCCGGGAAATCACCGACACGGAGTTTGCAAGCCCCAGCATTAGTCGCCTGTGTGCGAAAGAACAGACGCATGCCATCGGTGAGCTTTGTAACGGGTGGCTGGCAGATCAGATGAAAGTTATCATCCTCGCTTTTAACTTTGCCGCTGTTAAGACGTCCCTGCTGCACAGCAGCAATGATGCCATCCCCAGGAAGAAAAGGCGCATCCTCAGCCATATGTATCGCTGAAGCATCAATGGATATTGCGCCGTTATCTACGGTAATTACCCATGCTGCCGTATAACCGGGATCCGGTGTCGGGGATATCTGTTCACCTTTTCGGGCGGCCATACCCGCTTTTAATGAGACATGACAGCCACCGGATCTTACCGTGTTTTGTGGTGCGCCGCTGTTATCTGGTCCGCTGAAAGCGATCGCCGGATCAGCAGCATTGTAATATGGCAGCACAGCGGGCCCCGTGTCCGTGTCGGCATAAGCCACCTGAATGAGGTAGTTGATGCTGTGCCCCTGCATGGCGGGTGCATCAAGCCTGAAAAGGCAGGGTGCCAGACTCAGACCCTGCTTCAGAATAGTATTGATGTTATCGGCAGCCAATGACGAGTAAGGCGTGCCATCAATATGCTGCAGGGAATAAATCTGCCCCTCCCCGACCTGAACAGTCATGGAAGCCGGTGCGGAAGGCTTACATACCAGACCACATAGCCAGGTACTCTCACCCAGAAAGGCTGACGCCAGTTTCGCCAGCCCTGTCATGGCGAATTTATTGGTATTAAGCAGGTCGGTTTCGAGCGGAATAGCGCCCGGATAAACAATCTGACGATCCATAAAGTTACCCATTAAAAAAGGCCACCTTCAGGGTGGCCATTGCGTGATTGTTAACGCAGGAAAAGAGATTAATGAATTCTCACCCAGACCAGCGTGCCTTCCGGTTTGACGGCTTCGATAGCAGCATAAATCTGTGCATCCGTAACACTGCCCGTAACCATTTCCCGGGAGACATATTGGGCGCGCGAAGCACTGCCATAGCCCGCTGTTGAAATTCCGTAGCCTGCCACCTGGGGGATGCCCTGACCGCGCGGACGACTGACGACCACAAATGCCTGGTAAGGCAGACAATGTGATCCATATCCACCCGCAGCACCATAACCGATTGCAGGTCCGCCATACGCACCTGTATCTGCAGGGCGTGACGGCTCGAACACGACTGGTGTGTTCCCGGTCAGCATCTCAATAATGTTGGTAACGGCCTGACGCGTACCCCGCTCGCGAAGCAGATTCGTTTTTATCTGGATTCGGAAGGGGTCATCAGACATACCTGCACGTCTGGTCAGGCTAGTGCCAAAGAAGTCATAGGCTGCAACGTCCAGCCAGCCATCACTCGCCGTGGAGATGCGAGTCTGCTTATGTGCGTAGCGATAAAGGGTGTAGCACCAGGATAACGCGGTGGCACAGGCTGAAAGCACACCTTCGAAAATCGGTGTGTCATCACTGAACCAGCCTGGCGGCAGCAGCGCATGAAGCCGGTTGAGAAAGTCGTTCCTGTCACCTTTAGCCATTCAGCTCACCGTAATCTGACCTTTGCGAATAACCTGTTTTGACGAGGCCGCAAGGTCAGCTTTACCGTCATTGAGGGTAAGGTATGTCACGTTCGTTACCAGTGGACTGGCCGCATAGGCCACTCTGATGATCCGGGTGTAGGCCAGAAGCTGTCCGGGATGAAGGTCTGCAATGTATTGCGATACGGCCGCCTCAATCAGACCGGCCACCTTAGAGTGATCTGCTTCATTATCTGTCGTAAATGAAAGTATGACCTTTGCATAGATGACCACCGGCCTGAAAACCCCAAAGGCGATGGTAAATCCGCGCACATCGTCAATAGCCCTGTATGCACGATCAAGCAATTCGCGTGGCGGCATACCGCTGCCATCATCAATAACGGCATAAAAATAGCCCGGCTGTGGTCTGCCGTCCCAGGAGACATTCTCGGTCAGGGTAAAGCTGACGCCGCGCTGAACATTGCTGAGCGCAAACGCAATCGCCGCTCTTGTAACTTTTGATAATGAAGCGATCCACATTCTGAATCGCGCGCGGAAATCATCGTCAGACTCAGCGTCCTGACCGCCCACAAACGCCGCTGGGTTAGTCACCTTATCGACATATAACACAGAACCCGTAATAAGGGTGACGGTACCCGGCTGCGCATTACCTGCAGCGCCTGCGGTATCTGCCCTCACCGGTACCTCCAGGGAAATGACACCCGCTGCGATGATATAGCCCGACTGTCCGGGCCGGTCGGCAATAACCGTGTAGCTCTGTGTGCCATCGAGGGTGGTTATCTTTGTCCCGACCGGGATAAGGGCCTGGCTCGCGGGGGTAAGACGGGAGAACGTCACGTTACCGGCAGCCTGTACAGCAGAGCGACGGAAAAAACCAAAGTCTGCCATCCAGCTGTCCAGGTCTTCGCCGGAGCATGTCGCCGCGCGGGTTGTCACCAGCAGCTTTACAATCAGCTGCTGGAGCCACATGACCACACCGGCATTGGATTCAGCCAGTGAACGCAGAATGCTCCCGATGGAAAAATCCACCAGCTTTGCTGCCCGAGCCTGTATCGCTGTGACCTGTTCGCCGACGAGTTCAGTGAAGGATTTGACGTTGAGCGATGACATCCGCTTACCTCGCGACATCGAAGTGGAGAGTTTCTGGCGTGCCGGTCAGGGCATCGGTGTAGACAATGGATACGCTGACACCCCCTTCAATCAGGAACAGTTTCACAACTGGCGGCGGATAGTGCGCGACGGCCTCTTCAAGCAGCATCTGGCCGCTGATGAGCGCCTTCCACTCGCCCGGCTGTACAGCTTCACCGACTTTTTTACCCAGCCCGGCACCGTAT